ATCTTTAGCAATAGCTGTCCAAGGGTTTCTACACATTACCCAGGACTCACCATCAGAAGTCTCACCACAAAATATAGGTTTAGTTTGGCAAAACTCAATCTCTTCGAACACTTTCGCTGGAGGTTCAACAACCATGTTGAACCCCATTTTTCGAAACCAGTCATTCAACCCTTTATTAAATTTGTGCAAATCACTTGTTTCCATGAAGACAACACAATCGTCACCATTGTTAGCCAACTGAAGATTGACACCACAATGGATGGAATATGCTTTTATCATCATGCACATCAATATGCAATTACCAAGGGAAGTATTCATGTCACCACTCATTCTTGTTCCATCAGTTGTATACTTAACTGAACCGTCATTGACGTATCCAGAACACTTATTCTTCAACTGATGTCTTAACAAATCTTTCAATTTCTTTCGGTGGCGTTTGAACTCAAAACATTCATTATAAATGCTATGTTCAAATTCTAGGGCTTCCCTAGACACATGCTGGTCAAACCGCGATGCATCTAGCCCAACAGCAATAGGTTTTCGAAACATTTCCCACTTCTCTTTCAACAACCTTGCTGTCTGGGTCATAGTTACACCTTTCATCACGGTTTTGTGTCCAAAAAGTTCACCAAGAGCATCAAAAATCGGATCCTCAATTTTCCTGAGGTATCGAGCAACTCTTAAATTATACTCTGGTGTACGTGGTGATATAACACGTGGTACTGGATCTTTCTTAATCGTACGATCAGTCTTTTCATACTTTACGAATACACTAACTTCAGCCTCTCGTGCAACATTTCTGCGAGTAGACAGGATGTTACAGTAAGCACGCTCGTACCTTTTCTTCTTGCAGCCCTTAAATGTGTTGACAGTGTCAACATAACTCAGAGGAGCGGTCGAGGGAAGATGAGGTCGTAACATGTTGCGAACACTTGCTAATGTGTTCTCAAAATGCTTGGGTTTGGGTTTTGGGGGCTCTTGGAAAACACCATCTTCTTTTACAAGGAAGACACGTTCCGCAACAGCCCTCCGTAATGTAGTCAAGTTTTCATTAAACGGGGCAATTTGGATATTCGGAGCAACGTGGCTAATGCGAATGCATTGCCGCGTCTTGGTAACACCCAGTCGTTTCTTAACGACCAACTTATGAGGAGGAATCTGCTTATATGCATCACTTTCACACGGTTCCTCCCCATCCGT